GTTTAGGTCGAGCTGCTAACACTGCTCTGACTACCGGCACCGGCACAAACCAGCCTAACGGCATCGTAACCGCTTCTGGCTTGGGTCTGACTTCTGCCGCCGTTGCTGCTGTTACATCTGACGAGCTTATCGATCTGTTCCACAGTGTTGATCCTGCTTATCGTATGAGCCCTAAGTGTCGTTGGATGTTTAACGATTCTACCCTGGCTGCAATTCGTAAGCTTAAAGATGGCCAAGGAAATTATCTTTGGACAATGGGTGACGTTCGCACCGGTGAGCCAGACCAGTTCTTGGGCAAGCAGTACAGCGTAAACCAAGCGATGGCCTCTTTGGGCACTGGCAACAAGCCTGTGATCTTTGGTGACCTGTCACGCTATGTTGTTCGTAAGGTTTTGGGTTACCAAATGCTTACATTGCGTGAGCGTTATGCTGAAAACTTCCAAGTCGGCATGGTTGGCTTTAAGCGTTTCGACGGTGATTTGCTGAATGCAAACGCAGTCAAGCACTTGATCAACGCCTAATTAATAGCGCCCAGAAATGGGCGCTTTTTTAAAGGATTTAGAAATGCTTATCAAATTATTAGTCAGCCGAGCGGGTGTTAATTTTTCACAAACCGCTGGTGATATTGTAGAAGTGGAAAACGCCGAGGCATTGCGCATGATTAGCGCTGGTCAGGCTGAAGCTTCAAAGAAAGAAACAATTGTTGAAACCGCAACCAAAAAGATCAAAGGTAAAAAATGACATTACTAGTCACGTTAATTACAGCAGCCGCAGCGCAACCCGTTAGTGTCGCTGAGTGTAAATCCGATCTTAGGATTGACGCAGGCGTGACTATTGAAGACGATTTGATTTCTGATTACATTGACGCGGCGGCGCGCTACTGTTCTGAAGTTACAGGCAGAAAGCTAATTTCCGAAACCTGGAAATATGGCATCGGAAACGAGCCGGGTAAATTTGTCGCGACTCCGTTTAAGCCGGTGTTTAATTCGTTTCAGCCGATTGAGTTACCGTTTACTCCGGTCTCTGTGATTGTTGAAGTGCAGTATTTCGATGCTGATAACGTTTCACAGGTTTTAAATCTGGCCGATTTCTATCTGTACAACTACGATCAAAGCTCTGTTTTAGCGCCGGTGCTAAATTACCAGTGGCCGCCATTCTATGAGCGACGAGACGCGTTAAACATAACCTTCACGACAGGCTACGGCGCAACCGGTGCTGACGTACCAAGCAACATCAAGCGCGCTATACGGTTGCTTGTGGCGCACTGGTATGAACAGCGAATGGCCGTTACTGTTGGGCAATCTGCTATGCCTATTCCGTTCGGTGTTGACGCGATGTTAAACGTCGACCGCACCGGCTGGGTGGCATAATGTTCAGACCTGGCGAGCTAGATCAGCGCGTAACAGTGCAGCGCCAGACGCTGACGCAAGATGGACTCGGTGGTGATACGTTAGCCTGGGTTGATCAGGGCGCGTACTGGTGCCATGTACGGCCCTTGTCGGGGCGCGAGTCTACAGGGTTTGACCAATTGCAGGGTGAAGCGGCTTATATGTTCGTTTTCCGCAATGGTATTTCATTGCTAGATTCTGACCGACTGGATTGGCAGGGCGATCAGTACAACATTACATTGAGAAAGCAGCCGAAAAGCCGGGCGCTTTATATTGAAGTGACAGCCGAGCGTGGCGTGGCACAATGAATGAGAAAGGCGGCGTCGAGCTTTTAGGGCTTAATGAAATCAATGATATATTAAAGACATTGATTCCACGTGAAGCAAACAATTTATCGAAAAATATGATTGCAGGCTTCGCGCAGTATGCTGCCAAAGAGTTTAAGTCGCGCGTGCCAAATGAAACTGGAAACTTGAAGCGATCAATTAAGGCAGTAAAAGGCCGATCGTTTCCTGGCAAGCCTATATCATACGTCAAGGCATCAAAGGGTAAGCGCACTAAAGGCGGCGGTTTCTATTGGCGTTTTGTTGAGCACGGTACAGGTGGCAAGAACCCACAACGGGCGCGGCCATTTGTTGAGCCGGTATTGCTGAAAATGAAGGCTGATATGCCAAAGCTAACAGATGAGATATTTACCAAAAAGCTAGCAGGTGCTGTTAAGCGGGCAAAGAAGAGGGCGGCGAAACGTGGCTAGTTTTGAAACAGCAGTACAAAAAGCGATATATGAAAAACTAATTGCGAATGCTGATATAATAAGCAACGCGATACCGGTATATGATGCAGTGCCGCAACCCGTTACGGTTGAGAATACGGACTTTCCACAAATCGTTATTGGTGAAGATAGTCACGCGGCGCTTGATACCGACACTGAAAATATGAATATGGTTTCTATTACCATACATACGTGGAGCCGATACCGAGGCCGGGCAGAAACTAAAGAAATACAGGGTTATATTTACAACAGTTTACAGCGTGCGGCACTGAGTCAGCCGGGCTTTAAATTTGTAACTATAATGCAAACAGCATCTGAGTCTTTTTTGGACTCTGACGGTTTGACCCGCCATGGTGTTCAAACATTTACTTTAATAATCGAGGAGATTTAACATGGCCGCAGCAGCATCACGTGACCTAATCATAAAGAAGAACGCCGTTCGCTGGTTGGGCATTACGTCCAAAGGCGTCAGTATTGCTAAAGAAGCGATCGACATTACTTCCGATGAAGATAATGGCTATCGGACTTTGCTTGATGACGTTGGCAGTAAGACCCTGGACATTAGTTTCAGCGGCGTTACTAAAGATACCACTATTCGCGCGCTTATTAATACTGATGGCTCGCAATTGTATACCGACATCACTGTCGAATTTCCACCGGTCGGCGCTCAGACTACTGGCGACACCATTAGCGGCAGTTTCTTTTTGAATAGCGTTAGCGAGACCGGCGGCGATTCAAACGGCACTATAAGCTTTGACGGTGCTCTGCAATCGTCAGGATCTTGGACTTACACGGCTGGAGCTTAATTTTGAGCATATTTCAGGACGTTACAATGACATGGAAGGGCACTGATTACACGGTGCCCGCATCTGGAATAATGCGCCTAATTGCTAAAGTTGAGGGCGAGATCAGCTTGCAACAGCTAACCCAGGCAGGCGGGCCACCATTGGCCGCTTTGTCTATGGGTTACGCAGTAGCACTGCAACACGCTGGAGCACGCGGTGTGATTGCTGAGGACGTATACGCAGCATTATTCAAAACAGGTTCAGCCGAAATGGTTGGCCAGGCTGTTACATCATTATTGATGATGATGATGCCGCCTGAGTCATATCAGCCGCAAGGTGATGAGCCAAAAAAGCCGCAAGCCAAGGCACCGAAAAAACGAACGGGAACGTCGAGCAAGGCTACCAGATAGCAATTGGATGGGGCTTGGCCCCGTCGGAGTTTTGGCAGTTACACCCGACCGAATTCTGGTGGTATGCAAAGGCCAGAAACCCGGAGGCATTTAAAGAACCTCAAAGCGTAAGATTAACTAGATTATTAGAAGAGGGTTTTTGATGGCCAGCGAAGCAGACATATTAGTAAAATTTGGCGCTGATGTTGGGCCGTTAAAAAAAGGCGCAAAAAGCGCGAGCACCTCAATTGCAGGTGTTGGAACAGCCGCCGCCAATAATGCTAAGAAAATGGCAGCCCTTGGCGCGGTTGCAGCCGTTGCAGGCGCGGCGCTTGGTATTAAGCTTGTCAGCGCTTCAATGTCGGCAATAGACGTTCAGGCAAAACTTGCAAAGCAGCTTGATACATCTTCCAAAAGCATAGCTAACCTAGAGTTAGCCGCATCCCTTTCTGGTATTTCGATTAATGATGTTGCCACAGCGGCGAAAGCGTTAAACGTTAAACTGGCAGACGCAGCGGGTGGAACGGGCACGGCTGTTGAGGTTTTAAAAGACCTAGGCTTGACCGTCAAAGACTTAGCGGTGATGGATCTTGACGAGAAGATCGGCGCGTTAAACAAGGCTATCAAAGAAAACATCGACCCGACTGAACAGGCAGCCTACGCGGCGGACCTATTCGGTACGCGGGCCGGTGCTGCAATAGCAATGCTAGATTCTGAAACAATCAAAAGCGCGTCCGACCAGATTGAGCGGTTTGGGCTTGCTATTAGTGACATCGATGCCGCCAAAGTTGAAGCTGCAAATGATGCAATTGAGCTTTTAAAGCGATCAACTGATGGCCTAGTTCAGCAGTTTACTGTCGCGCTTGCCCCGGCGATAGAGGCCGCCGCTAACGTTCTGTCAGAGCAGTTTGTTTCAGCTAGTGGCGATATGCAGTCAGGCGTTCAAGACGCGGCAAAAGCAGCCGTTGAGTCTTTTGCGACAATACTGGAAAGCGCAGGAGCAATGGTTGGTTTTGTAGAAGATAACCCGGACTTTGCAAAGTTCGGAGTCATTGGCTATATGCTATGGGGCAAAAAAGGGTTATTGATTGGCGCCGCAATAGGCGCAACTTTCGACCTAGTTAAAGAAAAGATGCTTGAGCTAGGCTTGATCGGCGTTGACCCAGCAATCGAACAGATTGAGGTTTTAGAAGAGAAAATTGCACGATTTGCTAAAAATATGGTTGCTGTCGGTGCAAGTAAAAAGCTTGGAGAAAAAGAACAGCAAGACAGAATGACAAATTATGCTAACAAAATTGCAGAAGCAACGATTGAGCTTAATGGATTAAAAAAGGCATCTGGCGAAAGTGAAGGCACCCTTTCTCTGTTAGATCAATTGTTTGGAGATTCTGAAGAAAGCGCAAATACATACAGTACTTCAATTAAAAATGTCGCCGCAGCTTTGCGAGAAGCAGCCGGAGCGATGGGTGGTGGAACAGAAGGCGCAACTTTGCTCCCTGATTTGGGAGCTATTGACCCAGAAAAAGATCCGTTAGTTTTAAGCAATCGCCAAAAGCTTGAAATAATGAAAATGGATTATGATCAGTATGAATCCTATCTTACAAAAGCTAGAGAGATGGGCGCGCAAGATAGCGTAGAATCACAAGGTTCAATGTTAATTGATTATCAGCAATTTGCTGATATGAGATTAAAAGCTGACAAAGCCGCAGAAGACAAAAAAGCCAAAACGCAAAAATTTTACAGCAATGAAACTCTGGTTGCTTCAAGCAAAGCCTTCGGTGATATTTCTTCACTAATGAGCAGCGAAAGCAAAAAGCAGTTTGAGATTGGAAAGAAGGCGGCGCAGGCTCAGGTGGTGGTTGATACTTACGCCTCTGCCAGTGCCGCGTTTAAGTCGTTGGCAGGCATTCCAATAGTTGGCCCAGCATTGGGCGCGGCAGCGGCTGGTGCTGCTATAGTTGGCGGCATGGCCCGGCTCAATGCTATTAGTTCGAGCAGCTTTGGAGGCAGCTCTGTTAGCAACCCAACGGCAGGCTCTAGCAGCACGGGAACAGCAACAGCAGCAACAGCAGACGCCGCAATGGCAGGCCAGTCTGCGCAATCAAACGCGCAATCACAAAGCCTGTACATCGAGGGCATAGACCCAGGTTCGATGTTCTCGGGTGAGCAGGTACGAAACCTAATCGACAAAATCAATGAAGCCGGCAGCGATGGAAAACAGGTGATGCTAGTATGACGCACTTAAGCACGAATTTAGTATTAACGCTGAATGAGATCAATGACAATGCCGGGCGAATCTGTTTCGATAATGTCGTTACCTCCGGTTCCATATCGGCATCATCGGCAGCGGCAGGTTCGCCGATTACCAACGCCACTAACCCCGCGACGGCGTTTGTTTGGGCTGCAACGAGCACAGCAACGCAGACCATTACGATCACAAACGGCAGCCGCCGCCCTATCGATTACATCGGCATCGCCCGGCATAACCTGAATCAGCCGGGCCTTGAGGTGGCTGTCAGTTTTGACGGCACTCTGGTTTACCAGTCGGGCGCTATTGGCCAGGAACAGGCGCTGTTGTTTCTATTCTCGCAAGCGACACCCGCCACCATTACGCTTTCAATAACGGGCGCAACTACTGCGCCGACAATTGCAGTCATCTACGCGGGCCTGTCGCTGCGCCTAGAGCGCAATATATACGTAGGCCATACGCCTATAACAATGGGCCGTGAGCGCACCGCTATTAACGGCATAAGCCAGTCAGGCGAGTACCTTGGCGAGGTGGTTTTGAATAAGTCGTTGACGACCGGCGTATCATTGCAAAACCTAACGCCGTTCTGGTATCGCCAAAACCTAGACCCGTTCTTTGCGCAGAGCCCGCGCCCTCCATGCTTCTGGGCATGGCGTCCCACAGGTTACCCGGCAGAAGTTGGATACTGTTGGGTTGAGGGAAATCCGAGGCCGACTAATCAGCGCTCAAATGGTATGATGCAAGTCGATTGGAATTTTAGGGGCATCGCTTGAGTAATCGAATCAGTTTTATAGAGCTTGAGGTAAAGAAATGCCAGCGCGTTTACGGGTCTTCACCTTGCACCGCAGCCGTGGGCGTTACTGGCGATCAAAAATGCTTCAACAGCCGGGCAACCTGTCAGGATCTGCCAAACATATTAGAAGCGAACGAGTCGGTTCGGCTGGCGAAACCGTCGAGTATAAAGCCGGATGATATTAATTCGACGCCGTATATAGAAAACATTGAATCAATCAGCTACACACCTCCGGTGCTTGACCTAGGCCGATCTATTGGCGTGCGCGCTTCCCTATCTGTCTCTTTTAAAGACCACAGAAGCCCGGACAGCGACGCTACGGGCGATACATACCTAGGCGATCGGAATTACGACCCGTACACACTGGGCACCTATTTTGGAAAGCTGAAGGCGCGGCATCCTTTTTTGCGTGGTCAGTCTATATATTGGGTACAAGGCACGGATGGCCAAGAGTTTGAATCTATGGAGCGCCGCCATTTTATCGTGGAAGAGACGGCAGGCCCGAACAGTTCCGGCACCTACAGCATTACCGCAAAAGATGCGTTGAAGCTTGCACAAGGCGATAGGGCATTAGCGCCTAAAGCCAGTCAGGGTTACTTGGTAAACCAAATAACAGCCGCACAAACGCCGCCTTTTACAGTCGTTCTTTCGCCGTTTGGCATCGGTAATATTGATTACCCGACATCGGGAACAGCTGCAATTGGCGGCAAAGAGATAGTGAATTTTACTCGTTCTGGTGACTCGGTGACAATAACAGCCAGGGCGCAAAATAATACCGAAGCCGCTGCGCACGAACCAGAAGACCGGGTGCAGCTCTGTCTAAAATATTCAAGTCAAACCGCGCCGACAATTTTAAACAGTCTTTTAACAAACTATACTGACATACCGGCGGGTTATATACCGTTGGCGGATTGGGTGGTTGAGTCTAATATCTATTTAGGAAAATCATATAGCACGGTGATTGCAGAGCCGACACCAATTAATAGTTTAATAAATGAAATATTAGAACAGACTGGTTCAAACATGTGGTG